CGATCCGCCAAAAATCCCAAAAGGAGCTTATCGCAGAGTACGAGCGTCATGAATCACGCATGAAAACACTTGAAAACGACACCGCCAATGTCCGCAAGGAAGTCGAGGCAATGAAGAAGGAGCGACTGAACATCGTCAACCAGATCACCACGGATATTAAGGATCTGCGCAGACTTCACGACAACGACATCGACACCGTGCACGCTGAAATCAAGGAATTGGTAGCAGAGGTACGCAGGCAGAACGAAGCGGACCACAAGGAGCTGAAATCCATCCTATTCTCCATGAATGACCGCCTGACCACCATCTGCACACAATTTGCAGACCACAAGGAGGAAATCAATGCCGGGCCCAGAACACGGCAGAAATGAGCGTTATAGAACGAATATGGAGGATGTACAAAATGCACCGGATAAGTGACGTATTCAAAATCGCCCTGACCCAGTATGGCGTACGTGAGTGGTCGGGCAGCAACCACAATCCCGAGGTCGTGAAATACTTCACCGAGTGCGGATTCGATGTTAAAAACGACGAGACCTCATGGTGCAGCGCCTTCGTATGCTGGTGCGTTCAAAAAGCGGGGCTTCAGCACACCAAAAGCCTGGCGGCACGGTCATGGCTCGGATGGGGAGATAAGATCATGGACCCGGAAGTGGGGGATATCGCCGTACTATGGCGCAATGACCCGCAGGGATGGCAGGGGCATGTGGGATTCTTCGTACGTCAGGACGGCTCCCGTATATGGCTGCTGGGCGGCAACCAGAGTAACGAGGTGAACATCCAGGACTACCAGGGCAGTCAGCTGCTGGGATACAGGAGGGCAACATCATGAGCATAGAGAGAGCCAAGACCATCACAAGGCAGGCAGCGCGTCCCACCAGCGTCGTGATCATGCTGCTGATCCTGCAGGCCGTAACCCTGGCGGCACCGCAGGCCATTCCGGAGCGGTGGGAGGACTTCGCCGTGAACGCCATCACCGTTATCGGTGGTACCGGCATCCTGGACAAGGCATGGCGGAACCGCAAAGAAATAAAAGAATGGGTCAGGAAAATATTCAAAAAGAAGGACCATGAGTGAAATTACCATATTATCCATCGCCGCCGCCGTAAACGTGATCGTTTGGACGGCATTCTTCCGCTGGGTGACCAAGCCGGAACGCGATCGCCGCCGCCGTGAGAAACACCTGAGACAAGCGGAATGAACGCCCCTGAAAGACATTAAGGATTACGTTAAAAATAATTTCAAACATGATATACCGTGAAAATATTTAGTGAAATGCTTTTATAATTCATTGATAATTAGTATATATGCACAATGAGACATAACGAATCTGCCCTTCAATGTTCATGTAAAAGATGGTTCGACTATCAATTCCCGAAGTTGAGACAGATTTGTTTTGCAGTACCAAATGGTTCACGCCGCGATAAAATAACTGGTGCTATATTGAAAAAAGAAGGTGTTGTCAGTGGGTGTCCTGATATGATATTACTTATTGCTAGAAATGGTTTTGGTTCTCTGTGTATTGAATTTAAGACTGAAATAGGAAAACAATCAGAAAATCAAAAAATGTGGCAGAGGTCTGCGGAGGATGCTGGCAACAAGTACGTGATATGCCGGTCCTTCGATGAGTTCCGTGACACCGTAAACGCCTATCTCCATGATTGAACTTCCCAGCGGGGTGAAGCCCACATTTGCAGAGCGTCAGATGATCCAGCGCCTTCTGGCTGCCAACCGCGAGGTAAATGCCATCTTCCGGCGTTACATCGCCAGGGTGTCGCCGCTACTGGAACGCTACCGCTTCGACCCGCGGGGAGTGCTGATCCGTGACCGCGCCACCGAGGCGCTGATGAAAAAGGAACTGGATCGCTTCGTAAGTGAATTTGAAGGGTACGTCAAGCAACAGCAGATCTCTTCATGGCAGGCGGCGGAAGATCGTACCGGAGGGATCATAGAGAGGTGGGCGCAGGCGGCAGGACTTGCGGATGTGGCAGCCACGGGGGCTTATGCCCGCAACCTGGATGCCATGAGCAAGTTCCTGGACCGCAAGGTAGCGGGGATGGGCCTGAGTGACCGCGTCTGGAGCCTTGCCGGTGGATTGCAGCAGCAGCTGGAGTTCTACCTTCAATCGGGGCTGTCATCCGGACGAAGCGCGGACCAGATAGGCAGGGATGTGCGCCAGGTGCTCAACGAGCCCGACAGGCGATTCCGCCGCGTCCGCGATCCGCTGACGGGGGTGCTCAAACCATCCAAGCCGATGGAGGACTACCATCCCGGGCGCGGGGTCTACCGGTCCAGCTACCAGAACGCCCGGCGCCTTGCCCGCACCGAGATCAACATGGCATACCATGCCGCCAACATGGAGATGTACCGCAGTTCACCGGTGATCCTCGGGTATGAGGTGCGCCTGAGCGCCGCACACTCCGCATTGATGCCAAATGGAGACATCTGCGACGCGCTGGCGGGGCGTTATCCCAAGGCATTCACATTCCACGGGTGGCACCCGGCCTGCATGTGCTTTGACGTACCGGTATTCATGACAGACGAGCAGATGGAGGCATGGGAGAACGGGCAGAAGATCCAGCAGGTCGGCGACGTTCCCGATAGCTTCAAGTCATACATGGCCCAGCACCGCGAGCAGTTCGACCGGTGGAAGCAGCAGCCCTACTTCGTGAACCAGAACCAGAATATCATCGACCGGGTGTATGCAGGGAAACCGGCACTTAGGGCAAAACCTTTCACACATCCCGAACCGTGACATAATATGAACTTCCGCGTCACGTAATCCCGTAATTATACCTTGATCTTTACCCAAACAAATTAAAATTCACTACCACGTGGAAGAACAAATTTTATCAGCGCTGAAAACCAAGTACCGCAACCTGGGGTTTGGCGACAGAGCATTGTCCGGGGTGGCCGCATTCCTTGCCCAAACCGTGACTGAAGAAAACGGCGTTGAACCGGCCGTAACAGGGGCAGAACCATTGTTGAAGGCATTTCAGAGCGACATCGACGCACGCGTCACCAGTGCAGTAGAGAAGACCAGAAAGGAACTCAAACCCGCCGATCCCAATCCCGCAGACCAAAAACCTGCGGACCCTCCGAAACCCGGAGATGATATCCCGGCATGGGCGAAGGGCCTGATGGATAAACTCGAGGCGCTGGAGAAACGGGAGGTCAAAACTTCACTCGTCGGCAAAGCCAAGGCTAAGCTGGCTGAAAAGAAGATCCCGGAATCCTTCCTTCGCGGGCGTTCGCTGGACATTGAATCCGAGGCAGACATCGACAACCTTGTGGCATCCCTGGAAGCGGACTACACCGCCTTTCGCCAGGATCTGGTCAACCAGGGGGTCATCGTGAATAACCCGCAGGAAGGCGGAGGGGAGAAGGCAGACGCGGCAATCGCCAAGATGATCGCCGAGAAACGCAACAACCCGACCGTGGCCAGCGGAGTAGTAGGTAAAAAATTAATCTGATTGTTTAACGAAATTCATTTGAAAGCATGAATCTTACATCCGAAACCATATCCGGACGCAAGGTAGTCTTCGATCAAGTGATTGAGGATTATCCCGGCGGTGCGAGCTTCGACCTATCCAACGTCCCTGCGGACACGGAGTACATCGCGGCAGGCACCCCCGTCTACATTGACAAGTCGGCCCGCGTGGCCTACCTTGTCAAGACGGCGACCATCGTGGACGCCTCCGATGCGGATAAAGTCTACATCGACACCCCGAACCTGTTCTCCGTCGGCGACCATGTGTATGACGGAGCCACGGCACAGACCATCACGGCCATCACCGCCTCCGGCGACATGGACTTACTCGCCCTCGACGGTGACCTGTCAATAACCGGAGAAGGCACCGTCCTGACCGTGGCCACCGATGCCACAACGGCCACCGCACTTTACACGCCCTACGCCCTGGTAAAAGACGACATCTACGTCGGTAACGGCGTGGCCCTTGTCGACAACGCCGAAGGGAGCTATGTCATCGGGGGATCCGTTCGCGAGAGCGCCCTTACCTACCCGCTGAGCACGACCCAGAAGACCGCGCTTGCAAAACTCACGTTTAACTATTAACACTGACGCAGCATGAAATCACCTATCATCAACGGAGTATCGCAGACAGGACTGGAGCAGTACCTGGCTGCCCGCCAGTATGAAGAATTGTACTGGGCGTCATTGTTCCCCATCAAGAACGTGAACACACTGGATGCCAAGACGATCATCGGAGCCAGCGGAAACCGCGTGGCCGCGAACATCATCAGCTACGACGCAACGACCCCGGAACTGGGACGGAAATCCCTTTCCGTGAAATATTTCGACATCCCCAAGGTGGCCATCGCCCGCCGGAAATCAGAGCGTGAGATCCTCGAACACCAGATCACCCGTTCGATCCAGGGCAACCTTGCCGTCATCGAAGATTACTTCAACGACCTCGACTTCTGCTGGGACGGCGTACAGGCCCGGATGGAATGGATGGCCCTTCAGGCGCTGTCCGCCACCACCATGAAGCTGTCCGTGACCAACAACCCGCTGGGCATCATCAACGAGACGACCATCGATTTCGGGATGCCGACAGCCAACAAGGAGGTCGTGGGCACAGTATGGTCTTCAACCAACGCTGCCACCATGAAGCCCTTAACGGACATCAAAAACGTGATGCTCGAAGGGCGCAAAATTGGCGTTAACCTTCGGTATATGCTGATGAACGCCACCACCTTCGACCTTCTGACCGCATCTACCGAGTACCAGAGCGCCGCCAAGCAGTTCCTGGTGGGTGAACCCACCGTACTGGGATACCAGAGCCTTCAGATCGCCAACACCGTGATGAATGCCCTGCGCCTGCCGCAGATTGTTCTGATCGACACCTATGTGGGCATCGAGAATGCCGCAGGTACCGTAGCGGCCACCGACCCGTGGAGTGCAAACCACGTCACCTTCCTTCCCGACCTGGTGTGCGGTAATTTCTACGCCGGACCCATCGCCGAGGAACTGGAGCGCCCGCTGGATGTGATCCAGAGCAAGCGCGGCCCGGTCCTTCTCTCCGTCCGCAAGGAGTTCAACCCGTCGGCAGTCCTGACCAAGGGCGAAGCCAACGTCTTCCCCAGCTGGGCCAACGTGGACCAGTGTTTCAGTCTGTACACGGCGGATGCAGCCACCTGGGCGTAATTGATAAAAGCGGAAAGCGATGACAAACCTTGAAGCGATAAAAGCAACCACAGCAGGCTATCCCATAGCGGACAATACCTTCACAAAGGTACTGACCGACCGGGGCATCACCAGTACGGGGATATACGCTGGCAACTCGTCAGCCATGGAACTCGCGCAGGCCGATGTGTACGTGATTCTGGCAACGGCGGCGAACATCAGCGAAGGGCAGTTCTCGGTGTCGGTCAATGACCGCGCCAACCTGCTCAAGCTGGCCAATTCGCTGTACCAGAAATGGGGATACCCGATCGTGGGGGCCACAGCGCCGAAAGTCAAAGCCGTCAATCCATGGTAACCCAATATCCCGATACCGCAGTCTTTGCGATCCCCGGAACCCCGGCGCAGGATCTCGATGGAAACTGGTACGTACCCGATCCGACAACGCTGACCACCACCTGCCGTGCAGAATACAACAGCAAGCAGGGCACGGTGACCACGCGTGACGGACAGGTCGTCCAGTACGACTACACCGTCTACCAGCCGGTGCACACCACCGAGATTCTGCCGGGGACTCCGGTCACGATCACGACACATGCGGGAAGGGAATACACGGGAACCGTGAAGCGACACGAAAATAACCAGCTCAACTCAAAGTCATGGGTATAACGCTGCGCACATCACCGAAGGCAATAATGGCGGAAACGGCACGTCAGCTGCAGACCATCGAAAACGGCATCGTCAACAGACTGGATCTGACCGGTGCCGAGTTCATGGACCAGGCAAAACGTGACCTCAACATCGACCGCAGCGCCTTCCCCGCAGTGCGCAAGGGCAAGAAGGGGGATACGCCCCGGGGCCCTGGCGAATACCTCGACGACACGACCAACCTTCGCAACTCCATCGGCTATTATGTCCTCCAGAACGGGGCCATCATCCGCGGGAGGGTCGAGGGTCCGGCCGAGGCCACCAGCGCGGCCATGACCGTCCTTCAGCAGGTACCAAAGGTCAACATCGGATACCAGCTGATCGGAGTCGCGGGAATGGAATACGCCAGCTACCTCGAAAGCCGGGGATTCAACGTGATCACCAGCCAGGGCATGGTCGCCCTTACAAACGTGGAGCAGCGCCTGCGCCGCTTCGCAGCAGCCAAGGGAACGGCCATTGACGTAGACATGACGGGGGTTCAAACAGCAATGCGATGAAGACACAGGACACGGTCATCAACTACATATATGCCATCCTCACAGCCGCGGACGGCGTCCAGGTGCCGGTGTACAAATACACCAAGCCTACCAATGTGACGCCTGACGAATACGTTGTGATGAACGCCCTGCCGATTTCGGCGGGGGTCATGCAGACGGTGATCGTCAATGTGAACTACTACTGCGCGGACATCGACAAGGCCAATGCCCTGCCGGACACAGAAACGCTGGAGTGCCGCAACGCAACGCTGATGACCCTTCTGCAGGAGGTCACCGACGTGGATGCCGACGGGATCGGTTACCACATCGACTTTGAGAGCCAGGAATACCATCGTGAACCGCTTATCAGTTGCCATTACAGCAACATCCGCTTAAAAGTAAAAATCTTTAATACGTAAGATATGGCTTCATACTTATACGGAATAAAATCCGTCAAACACGGCGCAGTCGTCGCTACCGGCAGCGGCTTCGCGATGCCCGCCTCCGGCGATCTCACCCCCTGGGCATACACCGTCCAGGGTTCGCTGACGATCTCCGAGGATGAGAGCACCACCACAGAGTTCTACGTGGAGGAGGTCACCACCCCCGTACACTCGATCGTTACCGACCCCGGAAAGCTCACCATGACCTGGAGGGCCTACGACATGACTCCTGACCTGATCGCCGTGATGAAGGGCGGCACCGCCGCCACCGGAACAGGCGTAGACTACTACTACGGTCCCGAAAGCGTCGAGCCTATCGAAAGGTCGCTGGAGATCACCACCACCAATGACATCGTCTTCGAGATCCCCCGCGCTTCGTGCCTTGCCCGTTTCGACTCGGTACTGGGTCGTGAGAACCTGCTCGAAATGGAGGTCAAAGCCACCGCCCTGGCTCCGGAAACCACCGGAGCAGGCGCCACGGACCAGGCCCCCTACCGCTTCCGCATCCCCACCACCTGATGCAATACTTTCTCATAATTGGTTTAATTGGTTGATTGAAGGGCCGCCCGAAGCGATGACGGCGGCCTTTTTTATAAATGCGACACATGACAAAGGAAACGGACAAGGATAAGCAACTGCAGCAAGAGGCAGGGGCGGCACTACTTGACCAGTCTGCAAAATTCAAGGTGCGCTGGCTCTTTGGCATAATGATCCCGATGGGCATCCGTCCTCTTCGACCCGGGACGATCGTACGCCTATCGCAGGAAAGCACACGGCTGAAGGACGTCAGCGACAGTGAAAACATGATCCACGAGATGCTGCGAACCGGCGGCAATCTTCGGGTGATAGCACGCATGGCGGCCGTGGCCATACTGAACCGTCCTGGGCGTTTCTGGCTGACGGGGATGCTCTCGCGATTGCTGCTGAAAAGGGTGGAAAGCACGGCGGAACTGTTCACGCTGATGGCTCTGGTGTACCGGCAAATGGGTGCTGAACACTTTTTTTTTATTATGCAACTAACATCGGGGATGAACTTCCTACGGAAAAGGACGCCGACGGAGAACACCGCGGCGGTGACACCTTCTGGGGTACCCTCGCCCTGATACAAAAGACATTCATGCTCAACCACCGGCAAATCATGTGGGAGGAGAGCTGGATCAACCTGATGATGAAGATGCGCGACATGCCATATTACCACTACAAGGCCAAAGCCGACCGCAAGGTAAGCCCGCAGGAGCGCGACGCCATACCGGGAGATGCAGACACACTGATCAGAAAGTTCGGAAAATACGCAAGCAAATAACAGATGGCAGGGATATATTTCGACGCACGGATAAACGGCGAGCAGCTACAACGCGACATCGCCGACATCAACAAGCAGTTAAAAAACCTCACGGGTGACGTGGAGAAGGCGGGCAAGGGAATAGACAGCACCTTTCGCAACCTCGGCGGATTGCTGGCGGGATACTTCACCTTCAACTTCGCGGGCAACATGGTCAAGCAGATCGCCCAGGTGCGCGGGGAGTTCCAGCAGCTGGAGGTGGCCTTCGAGACCATGCTCGGGAATAAGGAGCGCTCGGATGCGCTGATGGCGGAGGTGGTGCAACTGGCATCCACAACGCCGTTCGAACTCCAGGAGGTGGCCTCAGGGGCCAAGTCGCTTCTGGCCTTCGGCATCGAAGCCGAGGAGATCATCCCCACGCTGAAATCCCTGGGTGACGTATCTGCCGGTCTGTCGGTACCCATAGAACGGCTGATTCTGAACTTCGGGCAGATCAAGACGCAGGCGAAGCTGACAGGCAAGGAACTCCGCGACTTCAATGTTGCCGGGGTGCCTATCATCGCAGAACTGGCCAAGAACCTGGGTAAGTCCGAGCAGGCCATCCAGGACATGGTCAGCGCCGGTAACATCGGATTCCAGGAAGTCGCCGACGCCTTCAAGTCCATGAGTTCTGAGGGCGGGCGCTTCGCCAACCTGATGGACAAGCAGGCCAAGACGATCATCGGGCTTCAGAGCAACCTTCGGGACGCCATCGACCAGATGTTCAACTCGATCGGAGAGTCGCAGGAAGGGGCTATCAGCAGCGTTCTGAAGACAGCCATCAGCCTTGTCGAGAATTACGAAAAGGTCATCGACATTCTCAAGGTTCTGGTGGTCACCTACGGAACATACAAGGCGGCGCTGATGACCGTGGCGGCATGGCAGGCTATCAGCACCAAGTACGCCGTGATGGACATCGCCACCAAGAAACTGCAAATCGGGGCCACATTGAAGGCTGCGGCGGCACAGATGGGACTGAATACGGCCATGAAACTGAACCCATACGTTCTGGCAGCCGCAGGAATCGCCGCATTCGTCACTATCCTGACCACGTCAATCAAGAAAAAGCGCGAAGCGGCACAGGCGGCGGCGGAGTTCTCCGATTCACTGGAAACGGAAACGTACAACGTTAATAAGGCGTTTGAGGCCATCAAGAAGACCACGGAAGGTACTCAGGAACGCGCAGATGCCATTAAAGCGGTAAATCAGCAATATGGTACATACCTACCTGCCATGCTCACAGAAGCATCAACGTTGGATCAGGTGGCTAAGGCGCAGCGCGGAGTGACGGCTGCCATCATCGAAACGATCAGCACCCGAAACAAGGAGGCAATGCTGAAACCAGCACAGGACAAGGTTACAGATGCTATCGAAGACTATAAGAAGAAGGTCGCCAACCTGATGGATGACATGGTCAGCGGCATTCAGAGAGGTCAGTTTGAAGGCCAGCTTGACAATTTACTGGGAAACATTACCGAAAAGGCAAAGAGCGGGGCTACGGTAACCATACAGGAGATATCGCGCGCAGTATCTACGATATATAAAAACATCACTGACGATAAAATTACCGCGGATACTGCCAATAAACTGGCGATGCGTATCAATGAAGCAGCATACGCACAAGTGAACCTTGAACAAAAGACAAAATCGTTAGACGAGCAGACCAAAGCATACCTGCGCACCCTCGGACTCACCGATGAACAGATCGGGGAAACCAGCGAACAAATCAGCCGCACCGTAAGCCAGCAGATAGCCGACACCACAAAGGCAATAACCGACGCACAGGCGGAACTTAACCGACTACGCCAACCCAACAGCGTGGCCACGGAAGACCAGATTAAGGCGCAGGAAGACATCATCAAAGACCTGCGCGGCAAACTGGAAACGCTCACCGGCATATCACGAAAGGCGGCAAACGAACAAATCAAGATCGAAGAGGAGAAACTCAAGGCCCAGAAGGAACTTGCCGACAAGCTCATCGAACTGGAGAACCAGACGCAAGCGGCACGTATCGCCATCATGGAGGACGGTACCCGCAAACAGATTGCCGAGATTAACCTGCAGCTCAAACAGCAGATTGCCGACATAGAACGCCAGCGCGCAGAACTTCTCAAAGCCGCGGAAGGATCCACGGACTACAGCGCCCAGGCGACAATCATCAATGCCAACAGCGACCAGCTGATCACCGCAGCCCAGCGCGCGGCATCGGAAAAGCGCATTCAGATCGAACGCGAAGCCGCCGCCAAAGTATCGGAACTGTGGAAGGTGGTCACCGATGAGTTCGCAACCGACCGTGAACGCGACCTTCAGGATGTGCGCGACTACTACCGCCAGCGCATAGAAGAAGCCAGGGCGGCAGCCAACCAGGAGTTGGCCGTGAACCTCGAAGCGGCGCAGAAATATGCCGAGCAGAAGGTGAACGACAAGTACTACCGCGAGACGATCGAAGCGGAAGCCCAGCTGGTGCGTGAGAAGATGAAACTGCGTGAAAAGGACTTCGCAGACAGTGAAAGCTACCGCAAGGCAGAATACAGCGCCGTGGTCAAGTGGGCGCAGAAACAGATCGCCTTCTACACGAAGCTGGGGAGCAAGGAGTACGAAGGACCGATCAAGTCGCTGGTCGAATTCCTGAAGGGGCTCGATGTTTCACGTTCGGACAGTGCGGGATCCATAATGAAAATCGAAAGCGCCTTCCGGTCGGTTACCGGGGTCGTGGGGGAGCTTAACGAGTCGCTGGGAGAAACCCTCGACGACATGGGGGATATCCTGGTGAACGCGACATTATTCGCAAAAGCGCTGACCGGTGACAATAAGGACATAATGGGTGCCATCACCGCGGGGGCGGGCATGCTGGCCGGATTCCTCGACATGCTCTCCGGCGGACTTAACGACACGAAAAAGGTAACTGAAGAGTTGCGTGATGTGCTGGATCTGATCAACAGCATCAATGACGCCAAGGTGAACATGGACTCAAAAAACTGGTTCCTGGTTACCCAGTTCCAACTCGATGAACTCGATAAAAAAATAACGGACTTCACCAAGGCAAGGGATCCCCTGGGACTATCCGGAGTATTTGGGATCACAGACCTTTCTGTTGTCGTGGCCTACTATCAGAAGTTATCGGAGATGCAGGGGGGGCTCACGGCAAGCCAGCAGGAGGCGTTCGACGGATTTATCGAATGGTATAACCAGTATTCAGAACTGATGAACCAGCGGGCGGAGAAGCTGCTCGGATTCTCGAAGGACGACATCGCCAACACGATCATCCAGGGATTTGAGGAAGGCAAGACCGCCACTGAGATCTTCGCCGACAATTTTGAGGACGTACTCAAGACGGCAGTGCGCAAGGCGTTGATGACGTCATTTTTGGAAGGAGAGTCCATGAAGGCGTTCTACGACATGTTCTACAACGCCATGCAGGACGGCACCCTGACTGACGAAGAGCGCAAGACGCTGAAGGAGTCATACCAGAGCCTGATATGGTCGGCACAATCCGCAGCGGAGTTCTTCCGGCAGGCCACCGGCGTGGACATATTCGAGCAGACACCCACGGAAGGGGACACGAACAAGCTCACAGGTGCCGTCAAGGGCATCACCGAGGAAACCGCCGGGATCATCGCCGGGCAGTTCTACGCCATGCGCGAAAACCTGCTCTCGATAAAGGAATACGTGAAAAACCTGGCCGAGAACCTGCCGCCATCGCTTGATGACGCCCTTACCATGAACGACGCCATCGTAGCCCTGACGGTTGAGACAAAGGGCATCCGCGAGCTGATCCCCCTGGACCTGGAATACTCGTTCACGACCATCCGGGATAACGCCGTACGCATGAGCGACACGCTGACCATCATGAACACCACGCAGCACCAGATGGCAGAGACTGGGCTTAACCAGCTGGCGGCCATCAACGACACCGTGACGCACCTGGCGCTGATCGAAAAGAACACCCGCAACAACGAGAAATTGAACAGCATCGACGCGCGGTTGGAGGAGTTGAACCGTAACATCAAGAATTTATGAACTGGAACGCCGTAGACATGTCAGCGACGCACGGATGGAAGGTCTCATCCGTAACGGGACACATGAGCCATCCCGCCCGCAAAAAGATACTCAAGGTACAGGGATACCAGGCAAAAGACCTGGTCTACGAGCCGCGCGTGATCACGGTGACGCTCATTCAGAAATTCGCGACCGAGGCAGAGATATTCCCGGCAGTGGACATCATCCATGACCAGATCAGCGACAATGACATCCACGAGGTCAATATCAGCGGGCATGACATATCATTCTACGCCGTGGCGCGTGACGGCGCAAGGGTGAACATAAACAAAAGGACGGTGACGGTAACCATAGCATTCACGGAGGTAACGGTATGACACAGGCATGGAAATTAGGAGACACCCTATTTAGCGACTACGGCGTATATGTGCAGCAATCCAGTGGAGTTCTGGACTTCCCGGCTCTGACGGACGAGGGCCACGACTGGCTTGACCAGACCGGAAAAGGGTACTGGCTACCGGCTGCGAGCCTTCTCAAGGGAGACCGCGACATAACGCTGACGTGCTGGATAACGGCATCGACATACGAATCCTTCATGAGCACGGCCCAGGCATTTTTTGCCGCCATCAGCGCCGAGGGCCTGGAATCGCTGACGACGCCATGGTGCATTATCGACAACGTATCCCTTCATGATGCCGTTCCGGTGATCCGCCGCTCCAGCTACGTGATGAGCCGCCAGGGGGGCGTCTTCACCATGCGGCTGAAGGTGGTGGGCGACAGCGTATATGCCATCACCATGGCCGTCTACCGACCTGCAACACCGGAGCACCCGTCAGGGAGCTATGCCGGGTATATCAGTGCAGGGAGCGACCTTAAAGTGGTGAAGCGCATGCACGGGGAGTCATACGCGACATGCCAGGTGGAACTGAACAGCAAGCCGTCATTCCAGCGCGAAGATTATATCCTGGTATATTCGTCATCGTTCACGCTTCCGGAAAAGTATTACCTGGACAAAGACCCGGAGGTTCGCAAGCTGTCATCCAATAAATACGTGGTGAATTACCGCTTCGAGCATGAGCCCTACCGCCTTCGCAGTATCGCCTTTCTGAGTGAAAGCCTTGAGGGCGACTTCTACTGGTTCGCTACACTGGAGGAGATCATCGACCGGCTGATAGCAAACACGGCCAGATACAGCGCCGGGGTGTTCGTTTCCGACGGAGCCGTACCATCGACAGTCCGCAAGACGCACAAGTTCTCGGCGCAGTCATGCTGGGACGTTCTGGTGGCCATCTGCGAGGACTACGAAATGGAGTTCATCTGGCGATATGACGGATCGGCAGTGTGGACCCTGACCATTGCCGAGCGCATCGAAAAGGAGTGGCCATGGACGATGGAATACGGCAAGGGCGAGGGCTTCTGGGAGATCCAGCGCGACGCCATGGACCGGGAGGAGCTGTGCACGGTACTGTACGCCTTCGGGGCCAATAAGAACCTGAAATACGACTACGGCAGTGAGCGCCTTGTGTGCCCCGGAAACCCGCTGGAGCAGAACACGGCCACCTACGGGCGCATCGAGCAGATCGTCTATTTCGACGAGATATACCCCGCCTTCACCGGGACCGTGAGCGCATACGACCAGGTTCTTCCGGTCACCGGTGACGCATCCTATGAAGCCATCAAGGAGGTATGGCCTGCGGGCATGTACCGCGTGACGGCCACCCTTGGATTCAACCTTGCGGAGACTGACGCATCAGGATATTCCACCTACCTGCTTGGGATCCCAGCCAAGCTGGCCATGCAGGACGGTGACCTGGCGGGTATGGAGTTCGAGATCTCGAAATATGATCCCGTGACCAGTGCGGACCCCTCCGGACCGGGGTATATCTTTCTGGCGCCCATCGTGGACGAGCATGCCGGGACCTTCCCCAGTGAAGACTTCCAGATCTCCGTCGGGGACACCTTCAAGTTGTACGACATCAACCAGCCATCGTCATACGTGTCATCCGCAGAGGCAGATCTGCTAGAGGAGGCGACCGAGTGGCTTGAAGACCACTCCACGCCAAAGATGACCTACCGCGCCGTGGTGGACCCGGCCATCATCCAGACGCTTATTAACAGCGGAATGGGGGCCACGGGTATCAATATCGGCGACAGCATGGAGATCATCGACGCCGACCTGGGCATGACGGGGCGATACCGCGTTATGGAGCTGACCATGGACTACGAGACCAGGCGCTACGACCTTACGCTGAGTGAACGCCGACCGCTGACCAACCGCGAGAAGTATAACCAGCGACTGGATCGCGTGGAGAAGATCGTGGATGCCACCAAGGCTAACACCGAGGTGGGAACGCAAAAGAGCGACGAGACCACCGCCGAGGTGATCAACCGGGTATTTGACCGCGGGGACATGAAATTCCGCCCCGACAATGTGCGCACCGAAAGCGCCGACCCGCGCACCCTTGCCTACGATGCCGGGGTTCCGCAGTTCCAGGTGATCGGCATGATCGTGGAGACATCCTACCAGGGCGACGACAATAAGGTGAAGGTGGGCGCCGGGAGCGTCGAGGTGCTGAACTGGGCGCCGCTGACAAAGACCCGATACGAGATCGACAAGATGATCACCGAGGGCGATGTGTACGACCCGCGCCGCACGTGGACATTCCCGGAGACCATCATCACCCTGCCCGATAACGACCCCTACTACCTGATCGCCAAACTACCGCGTAACCCGTTGCTGAACGAGGGCGTTCTGGTAGCTACCGACACGTGGATCCGCGTGAAGGCGGATGCCGACTACCTCCAGTATAACCTTGGCATGCTGAACTCCCCGGGATCTCCCCGCGTTGCTTCGATGCTATGGGGTAACGTGCGACCATCGGCAGCGGACATCACCAGCGCCATGGATCCGCGACTGCTTGGCGGCGGGCGTGTACTGTACCTGCACGCTGACGAAAGCGATCTGACGGGATACGGGCAAGCTCTGTACACCGATCCCGACGACCCCTACTTCACCTATACCGCCAGCGGAGCGGACACCAGGGTGATGCTTCACCAGTTCGTCTCAGCCACCGGCGTGGGTACGATACCGGCAGGGGCATGGGTGTTCACCACTTACGGCGCCGTGACCATGGACGATCAGGTGAGCCTTGGTGTGGAGGTCTACCGCCTTGACGCCACCGGCGGGGAAACGGAGCTGATGACCTTCGATCAGGACTTCGACGGCGTAGTGGTGGCCCCCTTCTATCATGCAGAGCCGCTGGACCAGCTGGTTTTGTCCGATGATGAACGTCTGGCCTTCCGGTATTATGCCGACTTCGGTAGTGATACAGGACACACGGCGTACCTGATGGCCGAGGGTGATGCCGAGGGCTATTACTGGTGGTCTAACGTGCGCATCCCGGGTGACGGCAACGACGTGGCCACCGGCGTCCAAGGAATTCAAGGCAGACAAGGAATTCAGGGATTGCAGGGAAGGCAGGGTCTTACAGGAACAGGAACCCAAGGGACGACAGGTGCCCAAGGGACAACCGGGGCGGGAACCCAAGGCGTCCAAGGTATCCAAGGCGCTTTAGGAATTCAGGGAATTGTCGGCTCCCAAGGGGCGACCGGAGCGGGGACTCAGGGAACAACCGGATCGCAAGGGCTTACCGGAACCGGCATTCAGGGTGTCACAGGGGCACAGGGGACATCCGGAGCGCAGGGGAGCACCGGCTTGCAGGGACTTCAGGGGATACAAGGCCGTCAGGGGACAACCGGCATTCAGGGCACTATTGGATCACAGGGATTAACCGGCACTGGTGTGCAGGGTACTATCGGCATACAGGGAGTTCAAGGAATACAAGGCCGTCAAGGAACTTATGGCATACAGGGCACCACGGGAGCTCAGGGCATTACCGGCCTGCAGGGAACAACCGGATCGCAAGGATTCTCCGGCGCTCAAGGCGTTCAAGGTTTAATAGGACTTCAAGGAATACAGGGTAGCCAAGGAACAACAGGAAGTCAAGGTACGATAGGTAGCCAAGGAACAACAGGAACTCAGGGGACGACTGGGGTAGGGACTCAGGGAGTCCA